TTGCGGTGACGGCAAGCAATATTTTGGACAAGCTATTTGACGGCTATACTCTTGTTCGTCAAAAAGCTAAAGGCAACGCTAATACAATCGTTATGAGCTTTAAACATCTAGGTCGCGTTATGAAGCTCCTAGAAACACAAAAAGGCCCATTCGTTGTAACTAAGCAACCTTCTGCTTCGCTATACGGCTGGACTGAGATCGAAATTACTTCGGTCAAAGGAACTTTGAAACTTGTCGGACTTGTTGAGATGGACGACGATGTTATTTTCTATCTTGACCTTAAAACTATGGTATTCCGCACCCGTGGTGGATTCCGTCGTCGCAAGGCTCCAGACGGAAAAGAGTATTATGAAAGCCGCGCAACAACTGGTTATAGTTACATTGTTGACCAATGTTTATTCGGTGCTTTAGAAGTAAATGCGCCGGGACATAACGCAGTAATGCACAGCATTCCTTAATGCTATGATTGGGGCGGTGCGGCTAGGATGGCCGCACTTCCCCATTTATAATGGAGTAAATCATGGCTGATACTGGACATCTAAAAACTCAAGCTCACGAACTCATCAAGCAACACTGTGAATATGATGGGCAAGGAAGAATGACTGTAGTTTATACCGTTCAAGCTGAAGCTGAAGACGGAACGCCATGCAGTCGCGTTAGATATGCCTACGATGGACTAACAACTAGAGTTCTATTTATGAAAGAAGAAACGGCTGTCTGGGATTCGTCTTGGGAGTTGTTTTAATATACTGGGAGATCAAGGATGATCTTTAATCATCACCGGTTTCAAATTTGGAACCAGAACCAGCACCCGTTTGTTCATAATATGTCCGACTTTGGATATGCAAATCCAAATCTTCCGGGCATTACAAATATGCAAGGCGCACTAGATTATTTAGTCGCTGTTATTTACCCAAATGCAAAACCAGCCGTACAAACTTACGCCGATCTTCCTTTGGTCGGAAACGTAATTGGTGATTACCGCGTCGTAAATGACGGGGGCGACGGAAGAAGTGAAGGTTGGCGTTGGGAACAGCGTGAAGGCGAAGCCGCTCCTAGCTGGCACAAGATTTACGATGTAGATTGGTCGATGGACTCAATCTTAGCTAGCTGGCAAGGTCAAACATTAGGATTTTACGTCCAGAAAATCGGACATGACGATGCCGATGAAACTGGCACACCAATCACAGGCATTTATGCTGGCCAAAGAATATTCGGCGGCGCTTCTGCCAATACAAATTTAACATTGTCAGCAAATTCTGGGGACGGCGCAGGCCCTCAGACCGGATTTGTTCAAGTAACAGATAGTTTTAGACCTACGCTTGATAATTCATTAAGCCTTGGAACAACCGATGAACGCTGGTCTTCTGTCTGGTCTTATGATCTTGTTGCTGGAACAATGGCGTTGTCAGGCGGATCTATTACAGATTCAAGTGGCGCAATTGACTTTGGATTATCAAATTTAAGCACTACCGGTTCTGTTACAACAGGAACAATGGTTCTTTCGTCTGGTTCTATCGCCGATAGTTCTGGGGAAGTAGACTTTGGTTCTAGCGACATAAGAACAACCGGCGATGTTTATGCTGATAGCGTTGTTTTGTCTGGAACTTTAAATCTTCCATCAGGTTCTCAGGTTGCAGATTTTACTTTCACAAATGGAAACATAAACTGCGCCACACCAACAGTAACATTAAATGCACTCAATTTGAATACGACCGGATCTGTTACAGCCGGTCTTTTAAATGTCGATAATTTAAGTATTGATGGAAATACAATTTCCACTACGGCCTTAAACCAAGATTTAATCCTGTCTGCTAACGGAACTGGAAAAATAAACGTAAGCAGTCAAATAATAACATCAAGCGCAATAAGCGTAACAAGTGCGCCCGTTTCCGTAACTGGAGCCGGAGCTTATCTTGATGTAGGAAACTTAAGAATAAGCAATTTTGTTATTGCTTCTCTTGGGGTCGGATCAAGCATTGTATTGCAGCCTAACGGCGGAAGTGTTGGTGTTTCTGGTCCAGTAAATCCAAATGGCGACAATATCCGCGACTTTGGAACAGTCTCATCAAGGTGGAGAAATTTATATTTAGCGACCAATTTGTCTGACGGAACAAATACGTTTACCGTTTCAGATTTAATGAAGTTAAAAGACGTAAACTTTAGAGACTCTGGAAGAACTCAGGCCGCTCAAATAGGCGATTCTCTTTTCTGGGATGGATCAAGGTGGCTTGCGTCCGCTCCAGACACAGAGATAGCTCACGCATCTTTAAGCGGATTAACAACTGGAGATTCTGGTCACACCCAGTTTGCTTTATTGGCAGGAAGATCGGGTGGACAGTCTTTAATTGGTGGGACCGGATCGGGCGAAAGCATTACGCTTCAAAGCACATCACATGCGGTTAAAGGATTTATTGTTGTAAGCGATACAGTTTCTCCTTTGACCGATGCGTCTTATTCCGGGTCATGGTCTGGGATTGATCTTGGTCGTTCGACCTATAGATTCAATGATGTATATACTGCCGGTGAATTTAAAGGTTTACGGGTTGAAAATGTAGGCACATTGCCTTCGTCTTCTTCGCAAAAAGTGGGAAGGCTGCTATACTATACATCCGACCAAAACTTGTACATTGATACTGGTTCCACCGTTAAACAAGTGGGTGGAAGCCGGGTATATTATGAGACTGTATGGGATGGAACCCAGTCTGTTAAAGACATAACCGTTTCTGGGGTTGATGCCCGTTTTGCAATTTGGCAGCTAAAAGATAATACCAATGACTTTGATGTAATTTATTGTAGTATAAAGGCAACGTCTTCAACAAACGTAAGAATAGACTTAGGTTCGCCACTTCCGGCGGGAACCTACCGGCTTGTAGGAGTTTAAGATGGCAGGCACAAGAATTTATGGACCATTAATCAGGGCGCAGCTTGAATTGCTTGCGTCAGACCCATCAACTGCTTCGGGATTGATTTACTTCAATACCGGCGACAAGCTGATGAAGATGTATGATGGAACAGACTGGCAAAAGCTTGTAACTGAGTCTTCGGTTCAAGACTTATCTGTCTTGCCAATAATTACTCCAGCTAAAGGCGGACTTGGCGCTGATGCAAGTGCTTGGTCAGGATTTGTTCGCGCAAGCGCAGGTACTTTTAGCGCAAGCGACATTATATCATCCGATCTTCCAGTAGTTCCTCCTTCTAAGGGCGGAACTGGTATTGCAAACAATGACAATGCAACATTAACAAGGGTTGGAAATCACGACCTTCAATTAAATACATCGTCAAATACCGTTTTAATTCTTCCAACATCGGGAACGCTTTCAACACTTATTGGTGTTGAAACTTTATTAAACAAAAGCGTTTCAAGCACAGGAGCATTAACCGGGGCGTTAAAACTGCCTGTAGGAAACTCAACAACTGAAAGACCAACAGGAACAGCCGCAGCACTTAAAGGAATGGTCCGTTATAATGACACGGACGATTTGTTTGAAGGTTACAATGAAATTGCTGGATGGACTTCAATCGGTGGCGGAGGAACTACCGACAGAGTAACTCAAGCAAGTCATGGTTTTGTGGTTGGTGACGTTCTTTATTTGAATGGAACGACATACACTAAAGCTATTGCTACGTCCGCGGCAGCGGCGGAAGTTATTGGCGTTGTAAGTCGCGTAATAGACGCAAGCACTTTTGAAGTAACATTGTCCGGTGAAATTTCAGGCCTTTCAGGTCTTACGGCTGGAGAAGTTTATTTCTTGTCTGCTTCTACGGCCGGACTTTTAACAACTACAGAACCGACAGTAGTTGGACAAGTTAGCGTCCCAGTAGGCGTGGCATCAAGCGCAACAAGCTTGTATGTAGCTCCTAAGCGCGGATCTGTTGTTGGATCTTCTAACGCTAGAACACAGATTGCTTTAGCAAATAACGCCACAACAACAGTGCAAAACATTTCAGCTTATGATGCAGGTGAATTGACTGGTTGGGTTTCGATCACTGCGACAACACCATTAAGATTTTATGTCAGGGCTGTTTTCAGTAAAAACGGAGCGGCAAGTGATTACAACGTAAGCTACCAAACGTCTGGAGATACGCCTCCGACTTCGTTCTCAGTTACAGCAACAGCGGCAGGTTTGTTGCAAGTAACATTGCCAAGCATTACTGGATTTGCATCAGCAAGCATTAACTATGCCTTGAATGCACCGGCAATTGGAACAAGTTTTCCATTAAGCATAAACGCATCAAGCATTTCAAATCTTGTTGGAACAGTTTCTCAATCTGGAGGAGTTCCAACTGGGTCTATAATTGAAACTGGATCAAATGCAAACGGAACATTTATAAAATTTGCTGACGGAACAATGATTTGTAGGGGCTTACTTAGCGTGACATCTGCAATATCTACCGGAAGTGGAAGTATATTTTATGGTACTACATCTTTTTCTTTTTCAACAGCGTTTTCATCGACACCAACGTGTACAGTTACTGGTATTCGTAGCGCAGCAACTATTTGGGTGACAGCATATTCAACCAACACTACTGGAACTAACGTTTATTTATTTAGCCCAGTTAGCTTGGCATCAGGTGCCGCTGATGTTCAGTATATAGCTATTGGAAGATGGTTTTAATTAAATTAAGGAGTTTAATATGTCAAATAGCGCACTAGGCAGTCAATCAATATCACTGCTTACTTTACCTTCCGGAACACTTGTTGATTACGCTGGAACTGTTGAGCCTAGCGGATGGATGCTTTGTGATGGACGTGCTGTAAGTAGAACTGATTACGCATCTTTGTTTGCAGCAATCGGAACAGCTTATGGCATTGGTAACGGATCAACTACTTTCAATATTCCAGACTTTCGTGGTCGATTTGCAAGATATAATGACAATATGGGAACAGCACAAGGAGCGGCAAGTAGGGATACCGGACGTGTTCACGGATCAGCACAAACTCAAGCAACAAAAACACCTACCGCAGCATTTACTGGAACAGCAACGGCTCTAGGCACTACAAACAAATCAGTCTCAACTGCCGGAGTAACTAATTTTCTAGGAACTTCTAGTGGCACGACCTATGCATCACCTGCAACTGGTAGCACAACATTTTTACCAAACGAACGTGGTGCTGGTGGTGCAACATTGACAGTGAACATAGATCATAGCCACTCTGTTTCAATATCTGGAGGTGGTGACATAGAAACCCGTCCTATCAACCTTTCATGCAACAAGCTGATTAAGATTTAAGGAGCAAACATGACACAGAAAGCATTATTACAATCAGCGGGGGATGGGAGTGCGGTTCCGGCTGGATATGTTGGGGAGGTTTTGAGTTATATTTTTAACACAAATCAAACAACAACCGCGACAAATCAAATTTCTTTATCTGACCAAACTATATCTGCCGGAAGATGGATTGTTTTTATGTCTGGTTGTTGGCAAGCAAGTAATGGAGGAACCGGATCAACAAACAACACAATTTCATTAAGAGTTGATGGTTCGTTGCGAACAACAAATGGAAAAGGGTCAGCATCTATTCATATAAATACAACAGGACCAACAAACGTAGCATTTCCAGCTTGCATTGATATTATTGAAAAGTCTTCGTCGTGGTCTATAGGTGTTACTCAAAATTTAACTTTTACTGCTGGTATTGTTGCTTCTAACGGAAGTCTAACATTAATAAGAATCGCCTAACGCTAAAACTACTCTTAATCGTAAGAGGAACTTAAAATGCAAATACTGTCAAAAACAGTCAAGAAGCCAGAGGATGGCGACAAGGGTTCGGTATGGTTCCCGGCGCTTGAGTTTGACCTTGAACTTTTGAATGACCACGCCCACAACGGCACTAATAGCACCGCGATTCCATCGCTTAATATAACCCCGGTCAAATTAAACATAGCCGCTGGTTCTTGGGTTGCAGCATTTTCACCGCACAATGGAATTTACAAGTCGGCTGTTTTGACTGTTCCAAACCCTCAAAAGACAGTAGATGATTGTGTTCTAATGTTTAAAGACTCTTTGGGCCGACAGCTTCACTTGGGCGTTGAAAAAGTGGCGTCCAACACATTCTATGTTTATATAAATGACCCGATTGATATAACCGTCTACTTCGTGGTTTAAAATGGCACAAAGTATAGAACTAGAAGATTTTTCTGGCGGCGTAACGGACTACTATCTTAACGCGCCTTTAAACAAGATGAAATCTTGTGACAATCTTTTAATCAATCAATATCCAGGAATTGGTAAACCATTTACGCGCCCCGGAAGTGGTTTATACGATATTGATTACCCTCAAATACCGGCTGGAGCGCAGCGCATATCTACGGCGTTTCACTACAAAGATATCCTCCATATTCAAAGTAGCGACATTCTTTATTACTACAGTGAAACAGCTATTGGCGGTGAAAAGTGGGTTGAGGTAAAAGGTCCGCTTCCGACTCAAAATAAAGCATTTATTGGCGCTTCTACGGCAAGCGTTTTTACATACGACCATTGGAATTATCACACGCTTGTTACTCATAGCGGATACCAGTATCCAAAGAAGATCATAATAAACGCGGCAGGAAAACCAGAAGTATTTGAGGCCGGACTTCCGGCAATAAACTCAAGCCCAATTACATTTGCTCCAAACACAGGCCCAAGCAATTACCTTTATAAGTTTGTTTATAAACAACAATATACGGTTCTTGGGAATGTTGTATTTGAAGACCTTGGAACAACATCGGCCATTAAAACGGTCGCCAGCACATTGCCAATAACAATAAGCAACATACCGGTTCTATCAAACGGTACTGATTCAAATTTTAGAACAAACGATATCAAAGTTGAAATATATAGGACTCAAAATAATCAACAAGTTTTTTACCGCGTCGGAGAAGTAACCAACGGAACTACTACGTTTGTAGACAATGTTTCTGACGCAAACCTTGTGAACAATTTACCTTTGTATACAACGGGTGGAATTGTAAACAACGATAGGCCGCCTAGATGCAAGGTTGTTCATGTCATGGGCGACATTGCTTATTACGCCAATGTTAAGGACGCCACAAATCAAGAGCTTAATTTTAGAATCTACCACTCAATTCCCGGCGATGTTGACTCAGTTCCATCAACATTTTATGCAGACGTTGACGATGAGATAATCGCTGTTTCTTCCACAAAAAACAATGCCGTCGTTCTTTGCAGAAATTCTATATATCGGATTGACGGTATATACGATGAGTTTGGGCTTGGCGGCATGAACTTGGAAAGAATCAGCGATACATCAGGGTGCGTAAGTCCACAAGGAGCCGTACAAGCTTTAGACGGTGTGTTTTGGCTTGGTCAGGACGGTGCTTATTTCACTGATGGATTTAAAGTTTTAAAATTAAACGGAGACTACGATAAGACGTATAAGGGCTTTATTTTAAATGTTGATGAGGAACTTGACGACTCCAAAACATTTAAGATTCAAGGTAAATACGACAAGAAAAAGAATCGTATTTGGTGGGCAATCCAAAAGGGTGAAGCTTTTGAGAACGAAGTAAACGCCTGTTACATTTTGGATTTAAACTGGGGCATTAAAGAAAACGCCACATTCACTACAGCTTCCGGTGAATCATTTGCTCCAACGGCCATAGAATTTGTAAATGGCGAAATGATTCGATGTGATAAGCGCGGATACATATTTAAACATAAAGATACGCTTTATTCTGACCCAAAAATAGACACATTTTCTTCCCCTTCAACGTGGGCAAGAGAAGCGATTATTTATGAGCTTGAAACTACATCCATTAACTTTGGTACGTCCACAACAAGAAAATATGTAACGCAGGTAAACGTAACCTGTGAATCTTCGACCAATCTTTCGCTTCTCATTGTGTCTAATAATGACGACAGCCGAAAGGTTGCCGACCTATTGCCAATAAGATACCGCGGCAATATACTCTGGGGCGCAAGCTCAAACCCTGATGTTTATTGGGGCGATCATCAGCTTGAATGGAATCGTCAGGGGCTTATATCTGAAAAGCGCCGGATGCCAGCAAAAAACCTACGGTGTAACTTTAAATCAATTAAGCTGACCAATGCTAAGGTTGCGATCATTAACTCTGAACTTCTTGGCAAAGCTTCGGTTAATTCGTTCTTAAAAAAGGTTACGCTGACTGAAAAAACAACATACGAATGGCCAACAAATTCAGTAGGTTACTACATAGCATTTGAATCAGACAATTATACTAGGGAATATTTGGTTACTGGTAGAAGCCAGTCTGATTTGCTTGAATATGATGAAATCACATATTCAGACCCGGATAACTTCTTGCCTGACGCAACCAATTTAAAATGGGTGTTACGCGGTTATCCAAAGGACGAAGTTCTCAATTTGCTTAATATGAGCCTTGTGTACGATGCCGCTGGTCCTACGCTTAATACATATAAGGTGGCCGATAGCGGGGAAGTTTCAACATGAGAAAATTCCCGAAGCTATTAAGAACGCAAGTTGATGACCCTTACGTTCAAGAAAATTTCAAGCGCCTTGGTGATTTTGCAAGGCAAGATGCCATAATTGGCTGTAATTTTCAGTTCTTATCATTGACAGTTCCAGCCGCAGGTGTTAATCAAAAATTAGAACACAATTTGAATTTTAAGCCGCTTGATGTAATAATATTGAGTAATTCTACCAATGCCACGGTAGTCTTAAATTACAGCCTCTTTGATGAAACATTTATTAATCTAAATTCGTCAGGCCCGACGGTGTTACGCTTGCTGCTTGGGAGATATGAATGAAATTTTGGACTTGGCAAGAAATCAAAGCAAAGGTTCTTCGGGATCTTGATTTGGAAGGCGAAACATTCATTCAGCCCGAAGAAATGCTTGGTTACGCTAATGAGGCTATTGATGAGGTTGAGCGTCAAATTCATACCCTGTATGAAGATTATTTCCTTAAAAAAACCGTCATTACCCTAGTCTCAGGCCAAGAGGCTTACGACATTCCAGACGACATTTATGCCCTTAAAATCAGACAAATGGTTTACCGTAATGGCGCTCAAGTTTGGAAGTTAAACCGAATGAAGAACTGGACAAAATTCGGTGAATATGAATCTGAAAAAGCTGTATCCACAGGAACTACACAGTATGGCTATTTTATAATCAACACCGCCCCGGGTCAGCCACAAATCATTCTTAGCCCGACACCAACAGAAGCCGGTCCTTTTGTGAATGTTTGGTACATCCGTAATGCCAATAACTTAGAATCCGAAACTGATGTATGTGATATTCCCGAAGCCGTAAACTATGTAATTTCATACATTAAAATGAAATGTATGGAAAAAGAACTACATCCAAATCTTCAAAAAGCTATCGCTGATGTAGAACAGCAACGGGAAGATACTCTTAAAACATTAGCAGACATGTACGCTGATAATGAAGATACAATTGAGCCTGACTATAGGCTTTACCATGATATGACCGGAGGTATTTAATGGCCATTTCAGAAAGAAGACCCGGCGAATCAAATACAAGCTATATGCAACGGATTCAAAGGGAGCAAAAAAATAAACCTACAAGGGTTAATGTTGCTCCAAAGCCACTTGGAAATATACCTGATAAGCTTCCGGGAGAAACAGATCAAGCGTACATGCAAAGAATTACCCAAAGCGTAACCGATAGGGTAAAAAAAGTTGGCGATTCATTGACGCCAATGAATGCTGGCCCATCAATGCCTCAATTAAGCCCTTGGCTTTCTATAGAATCACTTGGTGAAAAAGGAAAATTAACTCCATCACTTATTACATCAAAAGCCATTCAAGAAGAAATGGACGCTTCACCTTGGTATAAAATGGCACTTGAACGCCAAGGCATGGAAGAATCAAAACAAAGAGGCGCATCAGAACAACAAATGGCAACACAAGCCGCTCAAGCCCGTGGTTTATTGGCATCGCGCGGAGGTCTTAGAGGTGGCGCAGCCGAACGACTTGCTTCACAGTCGGCTGATAATCTTGCTTTAATGCGTCAAGGAATACTTGGACAAGGCGCAGAAGCTAGGGCTGATCTTGGTCTTAAAGGACTTGGGCTTGCCTCTGATATTGTTGGTCGAAATGTTTCGGCAGAAAATGTGGCGCGTCAGCAAAATGTTGCGAATGTTTGGGCTGATTTGCAAAATCAAAATGCTAGAAACCTTGAAAAATATAGAGAAGAAATGAAAATGAAAGGCGCTGAAGAAACCTCTGAAGGCATTAGAAAAAGCGGTGGAGGAAAAGGATTTTTCCAAGATCCCGGTGGCTCAACACAAGCTTTCTTTAGAAACCTAACAAGATAAGGATTTTTTTATGCTTTCAATGTTAAAAAACAGTCCTTGGCTTAAAATGGGTTCGGCAGCAATGTCAAACGCAGCGGTAGCGCCACAAGCTCCAATGCAAGCACCGCAAGCTCAAAGTGCAATGCCAGACCAACAACTTTCAAGGTATAATGCCATGCGGTCAATGATGGCTGGAATGCCACAATCAGCCGGAGTTGGATCTTCCGCTGCACCAATGCCACAACAGTCTGAAGCAAATGCTTTTTACCAAATGATGCAAAAAAGAAGACCACAAGTTGGTGGAATATTATCAAGGGCCGCGTCCGGCGCATTTAGGGGGATATAATGCCTTTTAAATCTAAGTCTCAAATGAGGTTTATGTACGCAAAGCATCCAAAGATTGCAAAGCGTTGGGCAAAAGAAACAGCTAACGAAAAAGACTTGCCAGAAAAGAAAAGTAAAAGCCCGTGGTTGGACATGGGAAAAAAGGAGAAAAAATAATGGACCCAATTACAATTGCTCTTATTGGCGCTGGCCTTGGGCTTGGAAAAGGAATGATGGATCAAGAAGCGGCTGACAAGCAAAGAAAAATGGCCGCTGTCACTGCCCGTTGGTCGCCTTGGACTGGCATGAGTCCGCAAATGCCAAAAGACGCTAACGTGCTTGGTTCGACGCTTGAGGGTGCGCTTGCAGGAGCAATGTTAGGAAAACAGTTTGGTGCGATGAGTCCAGCGGATAAGCCACTAGACGTTCCACAATTGTCTCAGTCTGATTACATGGGATCAACTGGACAAGATGTTAAATGGCTTGGATATGATCCATTCCAAAGGCAAATAACTGGTTAAGAGGTGCAAAAATGGCTGAACTTGTAAACCCATACCTTTTGATGGGTCGAAGACCAATAAATCAAGATCCGTTTGCGGATTCTTTGGGTTTAAATGTTGCTATTGACCCTAATGCCGCTGCAAATCAACAACAGGTAATGGAACAGGCACCACAAATTCAACCATTGTCTCAACCCCCGGCACAACCAGCACAAGATCAAGCAATGTCACAAGGGTATGGATATGCTGGTCCAACACAGGACGAAGAAGAACGTCAAATAATTGACAGGCTAAGACAGCAACAACAAATGGCGCTGGAAGCTCAAGCAGGCGGGCTTAAATCGGCTGAACAAAGATTACAAGAGGCTTTAGCAAAACCTAAAGAAATTGATTGGTCACCGCTTGTTGCCTTGGTTGACAAGTGGTCCGGTGGAAATTTAATGCAAGCTTATCAGCGCCCAGAAGACAGAAACAAACAAATACAGCAATTGCAAGAAGCCGTCTTAAAAGCCCGTGGAGGTCTTAGTGACGCTGCAATTCGCGCAACAGAAAAAGAGCTTGGATTTTTGAATGCTAAGGAAGACAAAGCTTATAAACAAGCTAACCTTGAATACACAAGGGAAGCTGCGGCAGCGGCAAAACAAAACCGCATGATGGCAAAAGAACAAGAAAGAATGGACAAGATTGCCACACAGATTGGAAAAGAAAAACCTTATGAATTTGTTTCAAAGTCAAATGCTTACGTCAACGCTTTAAACACTTATATGAACTTGGTTGACCAATATAAATTACAACCAATTACATCAGATGCAAAAAAGCTTCTTGAAAATGCTCTTGCCGAAGTATCTATTAAATACAAAGAAGCCGCAAACCTTGGAGCTTTGACAGGACCGGATATGGGGATTATTAGGCAGGCACTTCCAGACGCAACGGCTCTTGGCGAATATGTTAAAAATAAAATTGGTTTTGGAACCGGGGCTGATGGAATAATGAAGGTCCTTCAGCAAGCTAAGTCTTCGGTTAAAAAAGACGTTGATATGGCCATAGGCGACCTTACAAGCAGGTATGGAAAACGCGGTGGACAAGAATATATTGATCCTCTAAAAAGAAACTTTGAACAAGTTTACAATTCATCTTCGGTTGCGCCACCGGCATTTGACAAGGACACGCTAAATGCCGAAATGGAAAGACGAAGAAAAGCAAAAGCAGCCGGAGGAATTAATCCGTGAACGGTCAAAGAGATATAACAAGCTTATCAGACGAAGAACTTGCGGCTGAATTACAAAGGCTTAATCAACAACCAGCACAACAAGAAATTCCTCATGTTTCTCAAGATTTGTCTTCTACAAAAAAAGACGTTAAAGAATTGAGTGACGAAGAACTGTTTAAAGAATGGAGCAAAGTCAACACCCCAGAAGTAAAAGACGAAGCTGCCGATATTAGTGCTTTTGACAGGGCTTTTGTTCAAAACTTTGGCGGTGAAACCGGCGATAAGATCAATTATCTAAAACAGCAATATCCTGACTACGAAATTTCTTCGGCACCCGGCCAAGGCATTCTTGGCGGCGATGATATAATTATTAGAAAGTCTGGAGAAAAAGAATTTAAAAAGCTTGACCCAAGTTCTTGGAAATCTAATTTAAACCCAATTGAAATGATCCAAGATGTTACCGATGCGGGATATGATCTTTTCTCAAGTGCTGCTTCAGGTGTTGCTGCCGGAGCCGCTGGACTTCCTTCTTCTTTCGTTGCAACCCCGGCTGGAGGGCTTGCCGCTGGAGCCGCTGCCGGTGGAGCCACATCAGCCGTCCTTGAGGGTTTGCGTCAAACAATTGGGAAATATCTTGGACCAAAGCAAGCCAACGACTACAACATGAAAGACGTGCTTTTGTCTGGAGCATTGGGTTCGGCTTCTCCGTTGTTGTTTGGAACCGGAACAACAAAAGAAGCATTAGCGTCAGCACTTAAAAATCCTCAAACAGTTTCTAAAGTGCTTGAAAAACAATCGCTTGGTTACATAAAGCCAACAGCTAAAGCGGCTGGAAAAACATCGACAGCCATTGCCGAAGAAGTTTGGAGTCCAGTTCAAAAGGGAATTCTTTCTTCTGGGGCTGAAAAGGCTTTAGGTTCATTTGGTTTGGCACCGGCTCAGACAATAAAAAATGCAACAAAAGAACTTTCTAAACCCATGATTAATTTCATGTCTAAGTTTGTTAAAATCAATCCTAACGCAAAACAAACTAACCAAGAAATTGGTCGCGCACTTCTTCGTCAGGACGCGCTTATTGGTTTTGGTGACGTTGCCTCTAATACAATAAAAAAGAAAATAGATGATAGAGGAAAAGAACTATCAGAAATGTTTGCTAACGGCCTAGAAAAAATGGGCGTCAAATTTGATTATTCAGGATTTGGCGATGATTTAGCAAAACACGCAGAAATGGCACTTGCATCTGGCAACCAAGCCATAAGGGATGTTGGTGAAGCAGCAAAAGATTTGTACCAAAGATTCTTTACTCCCGGAAAAATAAACAAAGAAACCGGACTTGCTGAAAAAGTTTTGTTGTCCCCAAAAGAGACGCAAATGCTTATTCAAGAAATGAAGAACTTTACAAAGGCGGCAAGGAGCACCGTTTCTTGGGATAAGAAAGACGCCAATCAAAAGAACCTTTCAAAGTTTATAATTGACGCATCTAAACGTCTGGAAGATCAGTTTTATGGAGTTTTAGAAAAACAAACAGAAAACAAAAATTTAAGAAAAGAATATTTTAGAAACAAAGAGTTTTTAAGAAAGCTTCTTCCTCAGTTTGATACAGAAGAAAAGGCAGCCCGAAACCTGTTCCAAATCAACAATCCAAATAAAGCCATACTTCGTCAAAGACTCAAACAGTTCGACCAAAAGTACATGGGTAAAGAACCAGTCAAGATTATGGATCTTGCTGAGATGGCTGATGTTGCCAAATTTTTAGGCGACCCAAGTTTGGAAGCTGTTTCTAGCGGCGGGGCAACATCTACTGGTAAGATACTAAAAGCCGGTGAGTTTGGTGGAACGGCTGGTTGGCTTGCGGCTCAGGCTACAGGTTCGGTTGGACTTCAGCCACTTGCGGCTCAGGTTGGTAGAACGGCTGGCCAGTTCTTAGCAAGCCCGTCAACAGTCGCTAAAATATTGTCTGGCAAAACGGCAGTTAGCCGCGGTGTTGAGGCTGGCAAGAAAGCGGCTGTTAAAGCTCTTGAGCCTACAGGTTTACCGGCTCTTGGACGCGCAGCTTCGGCAAAAGCTCAACAGCTTCCAACATGGCTGCAACCAGCGGTATCGCAACAGGCATTAACGCAAGCAGGCGTAAGATCAATTTGGGATATGATGGGAGATTGATATGAAGATGGATATGAGTGCAAAACCTAGCGGCGAAGACATGCCAAAGTCAAATGACGGCGTGTATGACCAAGAACACCTTGAGGAAATGCTTGAAAGCTATCTTGAGGCCAAAAAAATAGAAGCCGATCCAAAGTTGTTTGCTATGATTAAAGACTACGCAATGAGCCGAAATAAAATGGTTGAAGAACTATTTAACACGCCTTCTAAGGCAGAAGCTCCCAAGTCTTTAAAAGACCTTAAAAAGAAATATGACGAAAAGGTCATGTCTGAAATGGACGGCGAATCTGAGGGTGAAGACTGATGGAAGTCAGGCAGGTACGAATACAGGAGATTAAACTGATTAAGACCGATGAACCGGCTCTTAATATCAGGTACATTGGTCGTTCAGACTCAATGGTAGCTCAAGATTCGGACCCTGTTTGGCAGATACTTCGTCAATATAGAAATGGCGATGTAATTATAAGTACCTACGCTTTAATGGGTGAATTTAAAGCTAAATGGACTGACCGCGTATCTTATTTTGATCCGGCTATTCCGAATGACGCTTACCCGCTAGATGGAACCGTTTCAGTCACAGGCGAATTTACACCTTCTGGTCTTCGCGTTGCCGGACGTGTCACCGAAGTATTATTAAGCACAACAAGTTGGACAGCGTTGCCTCCCGGAGGTCCGCTTGCAAACAGAAATGCGATTAACATTCAAAATTATTCTGGCGACGAAATAAGATTAAACTACGACCCGACAGTAGCAGGATTTAAAGGAATTATCCTGAATGACCAGTCAGAAAGAAATCTGGATATAAAGGACAGTATCAATTTGTATGCCAAGGCAAAAATTGGTGGAACCGTAATAATTGTGGATGAGATCAGCTAATGGGATTTGTTGTTCCAGTAACGGCAGGAAGTGATTGGCATTGTGGTTGGTCCACGATTCCGCAGGGAAATATTATCCGCATTATTGAAAATAGAATATCTGTCACATTTGGGCCGCTTGAGTTGGAAGGTACGCTTCTGCTTGAGGGTACGCTTATCTTAGAGGCTTAATATGTCAAACAGTAAAATTCGTTGGTCTTCCATAGCAGAACCAGAAACCCCGCCAGCGGCGCGGGTATTTATGTGGTATGACGAAGGCGATCAAATATTTAAAATAAAGCGCGATGACGGTGTTGCTGAACCTCTTATTGGCGGAAGCATTGTCACGAATACTGTTACTCTAAAGTGCCTTGTTCGTAATATCACTGGCGCTACTATTCCTAAAAAATCTGCCGTTTACATCAATGGAGCAAGCGGAAACCGGCCAACCATTACTTATGCTCAAGCCGGAACCGAAGCTACAAGCTCAAAAACTTTTGGCCTAACTGAATCAGACATTTTGCATAATGGTGTCGGATATGTCGTAGTCGAAGGCCAATTAAATAATGTAGACACTTCGATGTTTACGGAAGGCCAGCTTCTTTGGCTTTCGCCATCGGTTCCCGGTGGATTAACAACAACAAAACCAAGCGCACCAAATCATATGGTTTTCATTGGGTATGTTGTTCGCGCACATCCAACCGAAGGAACAATTGAAGTAAAGATCCAAAATGGATTTGAACTACAAGAACTTCACAATGTTGCCATTAACTCCGTAGCTGAAGGCGACGCTCTTGTCTATGAAGCTTCAACACAACTTTGGAAAAATAAACCAATCGTTGTTCCACCAAGCAATATTTACACCGTAGAATATTTCACGCTTGATTCTTTAAACATATCTTCTTCTTCAATAACATTATCTCATAATCCTACCGACGCATCGACCGTAACCCTTGATGTTATCAGCGGAAGCGCACAAGTTTACGGTGAAGACTATTTCGTAACTGCAAACGTGCTTTCTTGGGATGCCACACCACTTTATGGTATATTGAATGCAGGTGACAAACTTCGCGTCACTTACACCCGATAAAACCATAAAGGAGACAACTAATGGCATTAGTGAAAGGTAAGTTCGTTGATAAAAATTTGCCGATTCAATCAAACAATGACCCGGTAGATCCAAATGATTTAGCCCGCAAGAGTTACGTCGATCAAAAAGCTGCCGACGAAGCTGCCGCTGCCGTTGCTGCGCTTGACCTGTCTGGAAAAGCTGATTTGGTTGATGGCAAGGTTCCTGATGAGCAAATAAATACTTCGGCATTTATTGAAGATCAAGTGATGGTTGGCGTTACAGACAAAGCGCCAAGCCAAAACGCAACGATGCTTGCGATCAATGATCGTGTAAGTAAAGCTGGCGATGAGATGACTGGCAATCTCATCATGGGCAGTAATAAAATTACTCAACTTGGTATGCCAGAAGACGGAACGGATGCTGCAAGCAAGGCTTACATTGATGGCCAAATTGGAAACCTTGAAGGTAATCCAGATGTAGCTGGTCTAGTAGGATCTCTTGCAAACGCTGTGTTTGGTGCTAAAGGACAGCCAAATGGTTTTGCTGAACTTGACGAAAATGGAAAAGTACCTGCCGCACAACTTCCAAGCTATGTAGATGACGTTGAAGAATATTCTGACTTGGCCTCTTTCCCTGCCGAAGGATCGGCTGGCAAGTTATATGTCGCGCAAGATACAAACAAAGTTTACCGCTGGTCTGGTACTGTTTACATTGAAATCAGCGCAAGCCCCGGTTCAACTGACGCTGTTCCTGAAGGCTCAATAAACAAATACTACACAGACGCAAGAGCCGCCGCTGCCGCTCCAGTTCAATCCGTTGCTGGTAAAGTTGGCGCAGTAACTTTGGCCAAAGGTGACGTTGGATTATCGAATGTCG